GGCCTCTTTGGTGGCTCATGTGGCGGTCATCGTTTTCGCCAACGATGGCAAGGATGCGTGTCCCATCCCTCGGCGCCGTCTCAATCGGTTGCCATTCCATGCGGGTGCGGGTCATGCTGCCCCCGAAAACAGATCGGCAGGCATCGACAGCAGCGGACCCCATTGATCGGCCATCGCCTGGGCAATGCCCTCAAAGGTGCGGCTGCGCTCTTTCCAGCGGTCAGGGCCGGGCGGCATCCGGTGGACGCGGGCTTCCCTGCCCTCCACGATGTTTGTGGGCGTCAGAGGCGGCAGGTTCTTCAGCCAGAGGCAGGTGGCCTTGGTTTCGCCGTGGCCGAACTGCCAGGGCTGGATGGTCTGCGCGGGCTTGCCGTAATGGCTGGAGATGATGCTGACCGGGTTCTCCAGAGCGATCCGGGGCACAGGGGCTTGCAGGAGGGTCCAGACGAACGCCAGCGCCTCTGCCTGCTCGCCGCGCTTATCGTTAAACCAGCGGGCGCCTGACACGCTCAGGTGCGTGCAGGGCGGGTGAGCGACAAGCAAATCCCAGTCGCCCGCCAGCACGTCGCGCACGTCGCCCTGATGGTGCGGCCCCGGCACCTCGGTCGGCAGCAGATCGCAGGACATGGCGTCATGCCCGGCGCGGATGAACGCATCGCGGACGCGGCCGGAGTATTCACAGGCTACCAGAACGCGGGCCATCTACGCAGCTCTCCGCTGTTCCGGCAGCACGCCAGAGCGCAGGAACTCGGCAAGCGCGGCCCGGTCGGGGATGGTGTAAACCGCCGAGCTGCCCCAGCCCGAGTTGTAAGCGTTCGGCGGCACGATCTCGCGCGGCATAAACTTCCGCATCTTGCTGATCTGCGCCTTGAGGCAGTTCGTTGACGTGCCGGGGTAGTCGGCTTGCAGCGCCTCGGTGATCGAATCCGCAGAGGCGTCACGTTGCGCTAGGATGCGCAGGACGCGGGTCTGGTAGAGCGAGAGGGGGCGGACATGGGTTTCCCACTCGACGCCGCGTAGGGCGTGCTCTGCGGCTTCTGCGCGGGCGCGCCAGTGCTCGACCTGCATTTCGAGGTCTTCGATGATGGTTCGCATCATGCAGCCCTCGCGTTCAAGGGATGCGACCAGGCCGGCCCGGCCAAACTGATCGGCGCCGGCACGTAGTCGCGGACGGTGGCCGTGCGGGACGCCTTGACGCGGCGCGGCGCGCAGAGGGCGAGGCCGTTTGCTTTTTCGGGAGCCCGCAAGGTCAGGCCGAGCCGGTGAGCCATTCCGCCGACCGCGCTCTTTCCGCGCCCTGGCAGCTTGGCCGCAATCTCGCGGCAGGTGAGCCCCGTCCGCCATCCGGCGCGCAGGGTTTCAATCTCGGCCTCGGTCCAGAGGCGGGGGTGGGTAGGTCTGGTCATAGTGGGCTCCGTGGTTAGGAGCCCGTGCTGGGGGTCCGCTCGGTCTTGTGCCGATGCGTGACTGGGGTGGAGTGAACCTGATTTGCGATTCGGCGTCAAGGCCGTCTCGCGTTGGGGTGTTGGAAAATTAGGCGTTTTCGATAACTGACATGCGTATATACCCCCTAGTGAAAGTCGTTATCGTGCCACAATAATTTTAGACACAATCCCGCCTTATTCAGACATAGGCAAATCATCACATGACAATATGAAATCATATCTATCCTGTAGTTTTTGCTACAGGAATAACCGTCAAAGATTTCCGATCAGCTTGTGACGGTTATGAAGCCATAACCGTCACGCTGTTGTGACGGTTATGGGACGGTTATCGTGACGGTTATGGGCAACGAAAAACCCCGGCTTTTTGGGCCGGGGTTTGGGGGTCATGGGACGCTGTAGAAGTAGGTTGGCCTACCCCTGATGTTGGGCTTCTCGTGCACCTCGATCGCGCCCGACTGATGCAGGGCGTCGAGGGCATCGCGGGCGTCCCGGGTCGAATAACGATGCTGCAAGGCCCGCATGAGGTCGCGGTGGGAAATCTTCCCCCGCCGGCTCTTGATGGCGCGGAAGATGTCCTGAGCCCGTGCCTGGGCCTCAGTGTCCGCGATATAGTCGCGCCCCGCTTCCAGCGCGTAGCTGAAGCAGTGCCGGGCAATGGTGATACCCCAGGCCGTATCTTCCTGCTCGACGTCTGCCTGCCCGCCCCTGCGCCCCACGGCGCGAATGAAGGCGAGGCGCTGGGCATACTCTGCCGCCCGGGAATGGAAGGCGGCGAACTCAGGATCGCCGTCAGATGTGGTTTCGATCTCTGTCAGGTATGCCTGGTACATCTCCCGGGCCCCGGCGCCCCACTCGCATTTGAGCATGAAGGCGGCGGGATCGGCGTCGGACTGGTTGAGGTTCGTGGCGACAAGCCCACCCTGCCCGTGCATGATCAGTTTCAGTCCCTCGATGATACCCAGCGGCACCTGGTCGAGGCTGGCGCGCGGCTCGACCGCATTTGGCCGGGCGAGGCTGGGGAAGATCAGGAAGCGGTTCAGGATGCCGTTGGACGTGTCGAGACCGCTGAGGGCGCCGAAGAACTCCTCCGGCGTTGACGTGCCATAGAGGCTCAGGGCGGGCGCGTGGATCAACGTGGAGCGTTTCTGAGCCCATTCCGGCGTCGGCATGGGCGAAAAACTCGACCCCCAGGCTGTCCGCAGGATCGCGCCCACCGCCTTCTCGAACCCCCCGGCTTTGCGCGAATTGATGCGGGCCATGAAGGCGCCGAACTCATCCATGGCGCAAAAGCCCAGCGGCGAGCGGGTCATGAAGTTGATCACTGCGGTCGAGGAGATGAACTCGCCCGGGCCGAGATGCTGCCCCATGCCGGCAGAGGTCAGGATGCGCTTCGTTGCCTGAAGTGCATGGTCCTTGCCTGCCCCGGTCGGGGCGATGCCGAGGGCGTAGATGTGCGAACCGGTGCGGGTCGGGCCTGCATACTGGCGGCCCATGGCTGTGCCGACCACGCAAAGCGCGGCGGCAAGGGCAAGGGCGGGTTGGGGTTTGATGGCGCTGTCATTGATCCACTGCGCGATCGTGCCGACTAGGCCGGGCGGAAAGCAGAGATCAGGCGTCAGGCCGGCGAATTCAACCGATTCCCTCTGACCCCCTTCTTCCTCCAAATCCTCAGTATCTGAGACAGGATCGGGGTGAATTCCATCCCCCTCCTTTTCACGCAGGATGATGGCCGGGCTGTCGTCTATGCCGAGCTGGCTGCCAAGCCACTTATAGGCCGCGTCGAGATTGATGCCGAACGCCCGCATCACGAGATCGAGAGCTGAGAAGGTTTCTTCGGTGCCCCAGTCCTTGATGCCGATCGGCTGGATCGAGAGGTTGCGCTTGCGCTTTTCGACCGGGGCGCCTGAGCCGCCCGCGCGCCAAAGCGCCACCCCTTCATAGCCGCGGCGCGCTGGCCTGAGCCGGGCGATCGACGGAAGTTCGGGCACCCAATCTGCGAGACGGGTCAGGGCGGTCTGGTTCAGATCCATGAAGGGCGAGGATATGTCCCAGTCGCCAGGCTCGACGGCCCGGATGCCGAGCCGTTCGCGCCGCTTCTCGCGCTCATGGCCGTTGCGGTCCCACCCGATGCCCTCAAGGGTTTCCTCCATCGCGGCGAGCTGGTCAGCCTCGATCAGGGGGAGGTTATGCGGCGGCACCGGCCCGGGCCCGAGCCATTGGTAAACCGGCCCGTCTGGGTGGACCGAGGGCGGAACAACGGTCTGGCGAGTGTCGCGGCCGGTCAGGACTTCGAGGATGTTCTTGTCATCGCGCCGGTAGACCCGGGTCGTGATTTCCTCGTCTGCCCGGTAGAACAGGGTCAGCCCCTTCTTCCCCTTCTTCGCCATCGGCGTGAAAGGCAGGGCCCGGCGCACTTCCTCGATCTCGTCATGATCGGTCAGGTCGATGTCGATGGCGATGACCTGCTCGTGCTCGCCCACTTTTGAGCCCAGCACGATGCCGATATTGCACTCGGAATAGGACGACCAGATTTCGTGCTGGATTTCGGTCGGCATCAGGTCGCGGAACCGCTGCCATTCGGTCATCATCTCCCATGTGCTGCCAACCTTCTGGGCCGGGCGTTTGTTGCGCGCCTCGATCGGCACGACATGGTAGCCGAGATCGATCAGCTTTGCGGCGGCGGCGGCGTAGGCGGATTGTGTTTTCGTGGTCATGGCCCCCGGCCCCCTCTCAGAATGGCGGCGCGTTTTCTTCGCCCAGGCGGCGAAGCTCGGTGCGGTAGGTCGTCAGGATGCGGACAAGGAACGTCTCCCACTGCTCGCGGGACAGCTTCGCCATATCGGTCTGGCCAACTTCCTGCAGGAACTTTCCTCCCGCCCGCCCGCCCAGCCGGATCGCCTCGCGCTCATAGTGCGTGCCGCCCGGATAGCCGACATTGACCCAGTGCAGGGCGACGGCCACGCATCGGGGATCGCCGCAGCACAGGTGCCCGCCGACCGTCACCGGCCCGCCCTGCGCCCCGCAGACGGCGCAGAGGATGGGCCCCACGTCCTGCTTCGGTCTTTCAAGGTTGTTGATCATGCGGCTGCCCCCTCAAAGCGGCGCTTGTCGATGCGCGTATATTTGCCGTCCCGGGCAAGCGTGATGGATGCCGGGCGCCGAAGGCCTGCGAACTTCGCCAGCGCTTCCTCGATCGTCGTGGGCACCGGAAGGCCACCCCCATGCTCAATCCACCACTTCGCCGCCTTCTGGCGGGCGAACCCGGTGTGTTCGAAAGCGACCCATTCGGAAACTTCGGTGACGCCGGCAAAGGTGTCGACGCGCATGGTGGGCGGCGCGTTCGGGTCGCCTGCCTTCTGCCAGGCCCGGGCCCGCCAGCTGGTGACGGGAATCCACAGGTCTCGCAGTTCGCGGGTCATGACGGCCACGTCTTCGGCCCGGGTGGCGTGCTTCGGCTCGCCAAACTCATGGCCGCAATCGGGGCAGGTCCGAACGCTGATATAGACGATCGCGTTGCAGTCCGGGCACTCCTTCGCCCGCACCTCGTCAACGTCGACCTTGCCTTCCTTGGCCTCGCCCCGCTTTTTTGAGTCCTTAATGTGGATCGCATCGACGGGCCCGTGACGCCGGACGTTGCCGGCATAGTCCAGCACGAGGCAATTCTCCTTGCCGGGCGACAAGCGCGTGCCCCGGCCCATCATCTGCACGTAGAGCCCGGTCGAGAGTGTCGGGCGCATCAGGGCGATCAGATCCACCCCCGGGGCGTTGAAGCCGGTCGTCAAAACCTGCGCGTTCGTCAGCGCCCTGATCTTGCCCGCCTTGAAGTCGGCAATGATCCGGTCGCGTTCATCCTTTGGCGTGTTGCCCGTCACCGTGTCCGCACTGATGCCGCGATCGCGCAAGGCGCTGGCGACCGCATGGGCGTGGTCAATGCCGGAGCAGAATGCCAGCCATGACTTCCGGTCCTGCCCCCGTGCAATGATGTCGTCGCAGGCCGCCGCCACGATATCGGCCTGGTTGGCGGCGTGGTTCAGGGCAGACGGCACGAACTCGCCGCCGCGGCGTTCGACCCCGGCCACGTCGATCTCGACGGACCCGTTGCGCGCGGTGAGCGGCGATAGGAACCCCGCCTCCGTTCCCGGCCCGATGCCATAGGAGTGCACGATCCGGTCAAACAGCCGTCCCTCGCCCTGGTCGAGCCTGCCGCTGTCGAGACGGTAGGGTGTGGCGGTCAGGCCAAGGATGCGGAGGCCGGGATAGTGGACCCGCAGTCCGTCGATGAACGTCCGGTACATCCCCTCGCCGTCCTGCGGCACGAGATGCGCCTCATCGATCAGCATCAGGTGCCGGGGCGAGAAGATGTCCGCCTTCTTGAACACCGACTGGATCGAGGCATAGATGATCCGGTGATGGGTGTCGCGTTGGCCGAGGCCGGCGGAATAGATGCCGACCGGCGCATCCGGCCAGAGGCGAAGCAGTTCCTGAAAGTTCTGCTGCACCAGCTCGCGCACGTGCACGACCATGATGATGCGCATCGACGGAAAGTCACGCAGCAGGCGCCGCGCCACTTCTGCCACGACAAGCGATTTGCCGAGGCCGGTGGCCAGCTCGATGAGAGGGTTGCCCCCCTCCTCGCGCCAGTACTTGAACACCGCCTCGATCGCGTCTTCCTGATACTGACGAAGCTCAACCATGATCGACCCCCGCCACATCGCGCCAGGTCGTGCCGTCCGGCATGGCATAGTCGATCCAGCCAGCTCCAATGTCGGCATCAACCTGCTGGCCGTGCACAAGGTCGGGGATCAGCAAATGATGCTCGCACGCCCTGCCCTGCGCTTCGCGGTCCAGTTCGTGATTGGCGCGGTCGCACACCCATTTCCCACCCCGAACCGGCGTCACATAGATGCAGGTCCGGCAGTTGCGCCGCGATGGCTTCGCCTGATGGCAGACGGCCAAGTGATCACAAAACTTGCAGGCAAACGCCGCCTTCGCCTCCGGGTCTTCGTGCAGCTTGGCCGGCGGGCGATCGGCAAAAGCGATGCGCTCGGCCCGTGCCTCGATCCGCATGGCTTCAGCAGCGTCATACTCGATGCGCTGCGTCTCGACTTCGGATGTGTCCTTGTTCTTGTAGACGTAGAGCGCCCGGGTGCGATTCCGCTTGTGCATGTAGAGCGTCATCTGCACCACGTGATCCGGCTTCTTCGCCGCCACGCCGTGCTTCTTCACCGCCCGCCAGCTCTCCGCCTTGTGCGTCTTGATTTCGAGCACGTGCACGGCAACAGGCGCCTCGGGGATGCCCGCAATCTCGCCGTCTAGATAGCCGTAGCCGTGCCCGTCCGCGAAGCTGACACCCAACTGCTTGCCGTTCTGGTCACGGTCCACGACCGCAAACCCGGCGGCGCGCAAGTCGCGCACGATCTGATCCTCTCCGAGATTTCCATCCTCGAACAGGCGCAGCATCTGGCCTTCAAAGCGCTTCGGATCGGACACCCAGCGGAAGCCGTACCAGAGCGCCCGGTCGCATTCGAGGCCCATGGCAGACGCCGCCAGGCGATACCCGTCACGCGGCGTCTGGGCTGCCTCGCGTGCCGCATCCATGGCGAGAGCAGTGGGGGATTTGATTTCAGGAAGCGCGACCATCGGCGCCTCCATTGAAAAGCATGTGAAAAGGGTTCATCGAAAGCACTCCGCTCGATGCTGAAAAGTTGTCGGGAGGAAGAAGGGCGAGGCGGCGGTTAGAGTGGATTCAAACCCGCCGCCCCGTCCGGTCAGGTCAGTCCCACGGCATCCCGCCGGCAGACTTCGCCGCAGGCGCCGAAGCGCCGCCGGTTTCCTGCTGCTGGGTAGCAGGACGCCCGCCCGTGGTACGGTAAGGCGCCGCCTTTTTCAGGTCGTTCTTCTTGCCGTAGTCGTCCTCGCGGATCGCCAGCGTAGCCATGAACGGCTTGTGATGCAGGTCTTCGCTGTCGAGCAGTGGAGATGGAACACCGGCAGCTTCGCAGATGCGCTTGAGCTGCTTGTGCGCGATCGACTGCGCCGTGTCGTTCGGGTTCACGATGTTGAGGCGTTCCCAGTGACGGCGCCCCTTCTGCGTGCCCTCCATGACCTCCATCGTCAGCACAAGGATTTTCCCGGTGCCTGCTTTCGTCGGCACGATGTCCGACTCCACGATCCGCACGGCATACTCGCCCGCCGGAATCACATCGCTGTCATCGACCTTGTTGAAGTCAAACCCTGATTTTCCGAGACTGGCCATTATGCTGCTTCCTTCGCGTTGCTGGCGCCGACAAGCGGCAGGTAGGGGGAGAGCTGGGCGTAGCCCTGCCCGGCGTCGTACTTGATCCGCTCCGGCAGGCCGAAACGGTTTTTGGCGGTGAAGGCGGGGCGGCCTTCGGTGTAGATCCACCGCAGCCCGCCGCCTTCGGCGTGACGCACCTTCTTGTTGAAGCCCACGTCTTCCGACTTCACGGCGATGTCCTGGTTGATGAACAGGATCGCATCAACTTCGTCCTGCACCGTCGCATTCGCCCGCTTGTGCAGGCGAATGTCGAACCGGCTGTATGGTGCAGAAGTCGGATCATCGAACCGCTCGATCGAGGAGTGAGCGATGTAGATGATCGTCATGCCGCGCTGGGTGCGAAGCATGTTGGCCGCCGAGAACAGCTTGCGCCACATCTCGTCCGCCGCGACATAACCCTTGCCGTAGCCGGGGTCTTCGATCGACTTCCAGCCATTCTTGGCGCAGACGCCTTCCCACACCAGCGGCTCAAGCCGGTCGAGCGTGTCTATGATCAGCGTGCGGAACTTGTGTTCGCCGGTATAGAGCGCCTTCATGGCGTCCATCACCTGATCAAACGATTCGACAGCGCCGAACGTTGGGATTTCCACGCCCATCGGCACACCCTGCTCGATGTCAAGGATGATGGGGTCAGGAAACTCGGTGGCAAGCGATGTCTTGCCAAGGCCGGGTGGCCCATAGATCAGAATGCGCGGCGGATGCTGCGCCTTCGTCGTCTTCAATTGCGAAAGGTCATAGGCCATCATGGGCCTCCTCTTCTTCATGGAACGGCGCCGGAATAATCCACCCGCTGCAGGCGCCGTTTGAGGCAGCAGGGTGGAATCTGAGAAGGTCGAGTTGACCGGCTGGCAGGATGGCGACGTGCGCCATTGCCGAGTGTTTCGGTATCCAGGCGGCAGCGATCGACGCCACGCGCTTGTCGTCCTCGATGACATTGTGCGCCACGAGCAGGTCGAGCAGCAGCTTTACCTTGTTGTCGATGTCGGCAGATGCAGAGTTGCGCTCGACGTTCACGATCACGGCAACCTCGCCCGGAACATGGCGGGGCCGTTGCTGGCGCAACACCCACCCTGCGTGCCCTTTCCAATCAACCGCCTTCTGCGTCAGGGCGCGGCCGCGCGCCGTGTTGCGGAAGGCAGCGTTCACCGAAGGCGGCGCCGGCACACTCAGAAAAACGGGGACCGTAGCCGTAACTACGGCCCCCTGTAGTGCACCCCCAGCACGGGCGGTGATCTCGGAATCATGGGACATGGCGGAAGAACTCGTATGCGAGCCAGACAAGGGTCGCCCACATCAGGACCGCGAGAGGGATCGCGGACAGTCTGTATGCGGAGCGGATCAGGGGGCGGAGGGATTTCATGCGGCGGACTCCTGCTTCACAGGGGCGCCATATTTAACGCAAACCCGCTTGATCATCCGGCGGTCAGTGGAGCGGCGCGCAGGAAACGGAGCGTCAAGAAGATTGAGACCGGCGTGCAGCGCCCACTCAAAAACTTCATGATCCGCAGGCGCTTCTTCGTCATCGAGCGCCCAATCAAGCTCCTGCGAAGTGAGTGCCGCAGATAACTGGACTTGTTCGCGCGTGCAGAACCCAATCAACAAGCAATAGCGATAGCGGTCGCGCAGATATCGAAACTCAGAAGGTAATTTTGCCTTGGGGTAAGAGCTCACAGATTGACGCTCGGGCTTCGGCGGTTTGGGCAATAGCGAGAGAATCGCCTTTGAGCGTTTAAACCATTCGCCCTTCACGCGAAGGTCAGCGAACTGAGTATGCAGACGCTTCTCGTCCTCGACGCTCTCAGCCGGAATAGTGCCGACGAGCCGCAATCTTTTTGGGCTGCCAGTCTGGAGCGACTGGACGCGCCGCTTGGGGCAGCCTTTCGTCCAGCCAATCTTCACAAGACGGCCGCCCACCTGTTCAGCAATGTAGATGACGCCGGTCATGCGGCACCTGCCTTGCGCTTAGCTGCGCGCAGATCGCGGAGCCGCTGCCAGCCGCGCTCAATCGTCCTCATGCTCGGGCTGTGTTTCCCGGCGCGGTAATCCGCGATCCGGTCAACGTGCCCAAACAATTTGTAGCTGACGATTGATAGCTTCGTGCCAGTCCCGGCAGCGTAGGCTTCGGCTTCATCGAGAAGGAGTGTTAGGTTGTCCATGTCCTCGGCGTAGCATTTATGCTACGGAGGGGTCAATAGCTAAAATGCTAGGTGTGACCCTGAAGGAGGTTTGGCAAACTTGCTAGATGACATTGGCAAAGCGTATCCAGCAGCGGCTCCTGGCATTGGAGATTAGTGAGGCAGAGGCCTGCCGCCGCGCGGGGCTGGCGCACACCTATATACGCGACATTCGCAAGGGCACTAAAACCAGCCCCCGCATTGATACTTTGCGCCGCCTAGCTGCGGTGCTGGGGACGACTGCCGAGTGGCTTCAGACCGGCAGGGGTGAACAGACCACTGACCCAGAGTTGCAGCGCGTTGTTGACATATGGGACGACCTAGACGGCGCCGATCAGACCACCGTTCGCAAGTTTGTCGAGACCCTGATCGCCATGAAGAAGGCAAGCTGATAGCATTTTTGCTAAAAAGCCCTTGACCTAGCATTTATGCTAAGGGTAGTGTTCTCCCATCAAACGGAGAGACACATGCCCTACCAACTCGGCTTTTCCAGCGAACAAGAATACGAAGACGCCTGCATCCTCGAAGGCTACGCGGCCCGCATGGCAGCGAAGGCTTGCAACGAGATTTTCACCCTCGCACAAGCCAAGGCCCTCCAGCTCGCCTGCGACGCCCTGCCGGTCGCGGCGGTGTACATCACGGAGGCCGCGTTCGAGGAATACGGCTGGCCCCACGATCAGCTTGACGAGAGCTGGCTGGATGATGCCGGCCGCGCGACTTGGGCGGTGTTCTGCGCGTGGAGGAAGGCATGACACCGGAGCAGATCACCAGCCACGTCAACCTGATCATGGACAAGATCACGGGCGCCTACACCGCGGTTCAGAACCTGCAATACGCTTGCCAGGCGGCAGCATACGACGACCCCGCCATGAATGTCGTGCTGACCGATATACAGCACGACTTGAGCCTCCCCAAGCTGCTCTCTGATCTGGGCGGTCTGTTCGACATCATTGAGCGCGCTCGTGACAATTTGTTGCCGGAGCATCTGGCGCGCTTGAGAGGCGGTCCCGTCTACACGACCACCTACGTTCACCCGCCAATCCCGATCCGCACTTCTGACTGGTGCGCCTGCGTTGAGGGCGACGAGGAGGACGGCCCCTATGGCTGGGGTGCGACCGAGGACGAGGCCATCGAGGACTTGAAAGAGAAGCTGGCGGACGAGCCATGACCTACACGGTAGAACAACGAGGCGAGACGCAGGGCACTGAAGGAAAGCAAACCATGAAATTCGACATCAAATCCCGCTTCAGTGGCGCCGTTCAGTTTAGCGCTGACATTGAGTGCGATGAGAGCGAAAGCTACAGCGTCAAGCTGGGCCTTGCGGTCCGGTGGGCTTTTAAGACAGGCGCGAACCTCAGAGGCGCGAACCTCAGAGGCGCGAACCTCGAAGGCGCGAACCTCAGAGGCGCGTACCTCGAAGGCGCGAACCTCAGAGGCGCGAACCTCGAAGGCGCGAACCTCAGAGGCG